AATTGCTGGTGGAGGCAGTAAAAATCCAATAGATTTGTTAGCACTTGTATTGGGACTTCTTTAATTTTAACTAAATATTAAGAGCAAGATATGGCTACTACATACGGAAAAGATTACGTTGATATGGATATGGATTTCGACAAACATCCAGCTCATGGAGATTTAACTCAGGTTAAAAAATCCACAGCGATTAGTCGATCCTTAAAAAATATATTAAATATGAATCCGGGTGAAAGATTATTTCAACCAGATGTAGAAGGTGGTCTTGGACCACTTTTATTTGAAAATTTTAGTGATCTTACTACCTCTAGAATAGAGAGTAAAATCCGGCAAGCAATAGGAAAATTTGAACCTAGAGCAGATGTACAATCAGTAAATGTAAAACCAAGTCCGGATGATAACGCCTATTTGGTAAATATTGTTTATATACCAGATAATGATATACAAGAAACAAATTTAGAAGTTTATTTGGAGAGGGCATAGAAACTTATGGCTACCGCAGAAGGAAAACTCAATATATCGGAATTAGACTTTACAAAAATTAAAGATAACCTTGTAGGGTTTATGTCCAATCAATCAGAATTTGTGGGGTATAATTTCAAGGGCTCTTCTTTTGATGTTCTTCTTGATGTTCTGGCATATAACACACATTACAATGCATATTATGCGAACATGATTGCCAATGAAATGTTTTTGGATTCGGCCACTCTTAGAAATTCGGTTGTGGCTAGAGCAAAACATCTTGGTTATCTTCCTCGTTCTGCTAAAGGATCAAAAGCAATAGTCAATCTTACCATAACTCCTACCGGTTCTCCGGCTGTTATAAGCATCGCAAAAAATACACAGTTTCAAGGTGATGTTGAGGGAGTTTCTTATATTTGGTGTACTGCCAATTCTTATTCTGTAAACATTAATGCTAATGGTGTTTATACTGTTTCCAGCGTAGATCTAACACAAGGAATTCCTGTCACACATAGATATACTGCCAATACAGGTGATGCAGATCAAAAATTTATTCTTCCAAATGCAAATGTAGATACTGATACATTAACAGTAACAATTCAAACCTCTTTAACTGATACTGAATCATTTACATATTCTACAGCTAATGATATAACTACAGCGAATGCTACTGGTAAAATTTATTTCTTGAATGAAGATACAGATGGTAAATATGAAGTTCAATTTGGTGATGGGATATTAGGGAAAAAATTAGCAAATGGAAATATTGTTATTCTATCTAGTTTAATAACTGATGCCAATTCCACGAATGGAGCTAAATCGTTTTCAGTTGTATCAGATGTAGGTGGATATGCTAATGTAAAAATAGAAACCACATCATCGGCTAGTGGTGGTGCAGAGGCAGCGGATATTGAAGAAATTAAATTTCAAGCTCCTAAAAGTTTTGATGCGCAGAATAGGTGTGTTACAATTCATGATTACGTGAGTTTAGTTAAACGAGAATATAGTGGTGCGGAATCAGTTGTTGCATGGGGTGGTGAGGACGCAGATCCCCCTGTTTATGGAAAAGTATATGTTGCAGTTAAACCGTCTTCCGGAACTCGCCTTTCTAATTCAAACAAAGAATACATAAAAAATACAATATTAGCTAAACGTAATATTGTTGGGATCACTCCAGTAATTGCAGATCCAGATTATTTATATATGAAAATTAAAAGTACAGTTAAGTATGATTCCACTACAACCACAAATAGTGCCTCAGTTATTAAATCAACCGTAACTACGGCCGTTGTTGATCATGGAACTACTCAATTAAAAGATTTTGATAAATCATTTAGATATTCAAAGTTAATTAAAGTAATTGATGAAGCTGAAATTTCTATTAAAAGTAATCAAACTTCTGTTTCCATAAAAAGATATTTATATCCAACATTAGGAACAAGCGAAGCCTATACTCTAAAATTTTCTAATGAGATTTATCATCCTTCTAATACTTTTTGGGGAGCAGTATCTAGTGGTGAATTTTCATATCTTGATAGTGCAAATACATTGTGGACAGGATGTAAAATACAAGATTCAAATGGTGTAATTCAAGTTTATAGAACTTCTGGACAAGATAGAATACTTGTTGATAGTGATGCCGGATCGGTTACATATACCACCGGAAAAATGTCACTTGTGGGGTTTTATCCGATTGCTATTGGTTCTGTAAGTACCGGAAATACTACTGCTTTAGAAGTATCGGTTGTACCTTCATCCTCTGATGTATTACCTCTACGTGAACAAATAATATTAGTCGAAGAGGGGGATATTACTATTACGATGGTAGATGATGCCGGAACAGGAACATATATTAAGGGATCATCAACAAGCATTGATGGTTCAACCCTCATAACTGGAACATCCTAATAATGTCTATAAAAGATAAAAAAGATGTTTCTATAATAATTGAGTCTCAAATACCAGAATTTGTAACTCAAGAACATCCCAAATTTAAACAATTCATAGAGAGATACTATGAATTTATGGAATCCCAACAAGTTTATTTTACGGGATTTACATTTGATGAGGACAAACTTGTAGATGAATCGGAAGCTGCAGATTATTTTTCATATGAAGATGATGTTCGGATTCAATTAGAATCTGATCGTGATACTCTTGCCAATGCTAATTTACAATTCGTAATTGGAGAAACCCTTACAGGCAATACTAGTACAGCAACAGCTGTTGTTACTGGTACAAAAGGTAATACTCTCGCTTTTATAAAACCCACCAATGAAGCTACCTTTAAGATAGACGAAAAAATTACAGGTAGCACTTCCCGTGCTTATGCTGTTCTTGCGAATGGTATTTCGGCAAATGTGTTTCCAGAAGGATCAATAGAATCCTTTAGATCTAGGGGAGCAATTGCTGCCACTAGAGACTTGGAAAATATGCAAGATATTGATAAGACTAACGAGGGTCTTATTGATGATGCATGGAAAAAAGAATTTTATACAATCATTCCAACAAATACAAAAACTGATCGAAGACAACTTCTTAAACAAATGAAAGAAGTTTATCAAGCAAAAGGAAACGAAAATTCTTTTACTTGGTTGTTCAGATCGTTGTATGCTAAAGAAGATGTAGAATTTTATTATCCAAAAAATGATATGTCAAAAATGTCTGATGGAAAATGGACACTAGACAAATCAATTAAAGTTGCAACATCTGCAGCAAATAATTTAAGTTTATTTACTGGTAGAAAGATCACTGGAGCCACGTCCCTCGCTACTGCTATAGTTGAAACTTCTACTACTTCTTTTGTTGGAAATATGGAAATTACTGAATTAATATTATCAGATGTTGTTCAGGGTGTTGCTGACGGAGTACTGTCTTACTTTGTGTTCGATGAAACAATTACTTCCGAAACTGGTGCAGATGGATTATATGCAGAAGCAATCACCACAGGAATTTTACAAACTGTTACTGTAGATATTGGTGGAACAAATTATATAGTTGGTGATGAAATTGATGTTACTGGTGGTGGAGGTCAAGGAGCTCGTGCAAGAGTTGCATCGATTTTAGATTCTGTTGTTGAAGGTATTACTGTTATAGATTCTGGAGATGGATATGCAGTAGGAGATCCGGTTATTTTTATTAATGATGGAACCGGGGGAAGTGGTGCCGCAGGACAAGTTCAAACAATTATTTCCACAGGCGCAATCTTAAAAAATTCAGATCTCATATCTGGTTTTAGTACAAAAGTAATAAACGCATCTGATTATGCATCAACATTTATTGGCCACAATGCTAACACTCATTTATTTGGTAATTCTTCTCTAATATTCTCTGCAGCAATTAAAGCAAGTTCTGCAAAACTTTATAATTCCACAGGTAACTATAATGCTACCTTACATATTCTTGCCGGAGATAGAATTGCGAAACAAGTAAGTGTAAATACATCCAGTGTAACTCTTACACAATCGGTAAAAACTGTTACTCTTTCTTCGGGTCTTACAGAAGAAGAAAAATTAGATGTTATTGGTGGTAAACTTACTTATGCAAACGCGAATACTAATATTGTTACAGGATTTTCTAGTAATACTGTTCTAACAGTTAGGGATACTCACACAATTGGAGCAGGTAAAACCTTCAGCGTTGATTATGCAAGTAATACTTATTGGGGTACAGTTATTAGTGCCAATACTACTGCATTTTTATATTCTGTTGGTTCTCATTATCGTGATACTGATATAGACGCCTTGACTGTACAGAATTTTGTTAATGATGATAATATCATAATATATAATTCTCAGTTTACTAAATTAGGAGCCGCGGCTGCAGGATCAGGTGTAGACGCACATAATATGCATAATGGTGTTACCTTTCAAGTTGGTAATACTCCTGCCTCTGTAACAACCGATACATTTACAATAGTTGATGCACATGGCGCATTGCCCGATGTAATAAATGTCACTCTTGGTTCTCTCAATATGGATTCTGTTGAAGTTGGAGCAATTGATACATTTGTCCTTACTTCAGGCGGAGGTGGATATGAAACATCACCTACTATTTCTGTTGCTAATAATTATACTCCAACTTTAGGAAACGCATTAGATATAGTGGGTGCTCCTAACGCCTTACTTAATGTAAATTTACATTCATTTACTTCTGGAACAATTGCACAAGATGGTAATGTAGTCACCTTAACTAGTGAAGAATCATTTCCTGATGCGAATTCTGGAGTACTTATAATTACATACGCAAATGGAGCTACAGATAGTGTAACTGCAGTTACTAATTCTACTGTTATTAGAGTATCAACAGAGAAAATTTTTGGAGTTGGAGTGGGAGATTTCCCTGACAAGGAAACCTATTCTCTTTCATACATGGCTCAGGCGAATAATTTTACAAGAAATACTTTACTCTATAATGATGACTATTCTGCAAGAGGAAGAGTTCTTGATTTTATAGACAAGGGTACTCTATTCGGTACTAATCCATATATTGCTAGTGGTAATACAACTCTTAGAGTGGATATGACTACTGTTCAAGATTTTGGTGGTGTTATAGAACATATATTATTGGAAGAAAAAGATTTTCATAATGATCGTTATTCACATAAAAAACTTTTGCTTGAATCAGATACAGTTGGATCTACTCAAGGTGGAGGTGGTCAATTTTTAATAGAAGCTTGTGTAGAATTTTTATCACAAGAAAATGGGACAACTGATTCAGTTCCGAGTGATGCTATACTTTTTGAAGATGAATCAAGAATTTATACAGAAGTCACGACAGGTGATCGTATTACAGCATATAGTAATGCTACTTCTACATACACCACAAACACTATTACTCAATCAGGAACTACAGTTACAGGAATAGGTACTGTATTTCCAAATGATTTTGTTCGTGGAACTATTACCTATGCGGATGATACAACTTCAACAATTACAGGATATACTAATGCTACATCATTCACAGTAGAAGATTCTAAAACTATAGGATCAGGTCAAACATATTCAATTAGTTATAATTCCGCTTTAACGTGGGGAACAAACCGTATCATTACAATATTAGCCGGTGGTGCAGGAAATAGAACGGTTACTGTAACGGAATCTGGACATTATTTGAGAACAGGTGATAAGCTTAAAATTTCTGGATCAGGTACGACACTCTTTAATGGTGTATATTCGATTACTGTTGCAAACAATACTACTTACACTTATACTTTACCAGAAAATACAGCAGTAACTTCTCCAAGTGGTGCTCTTAGAGCAATGCCAGTTGCATCTGCGTGGCTTGCCACATCTAATGCAGTTACAATGGATACCTCTCTGAAAGGTAATAATGCTATAATTGAAGTTTCCGCTATTGCAATTGGTGCAATTCAATCAGTTGAAGTTTATAATTTTGGAGCAGGATATACTAGTGCGCCAACTCTTTCTGCAGCTGGTGGAAATCGAGATGCGGGTTTTACCGCAATACTTGGAGCTTATGCTGAATATGGGGGGTATTATACCGGAACAGGTGGACTACTTAGTGGTGTACCAAAAATTCAAGATGGAAAATATTATCAAGATTTTTCTTATGTTCTAAAAACTGATTTCGATGTTAACATTTTCCGAAATAATGTAAAGAGAATAACACATCCGTCTGGTATGGCAATGTTTGGTGAATTGGCTATTCGTAGTAAAGTTTCCGCTAGAATGTTTGATGATGGTCAAAGTGGTAATGTTGATTCATTTTTCCCTCTTGTTGGTCCAGATGCAAGAAAATATCATACGTTTGAAGTTACTATTAATTCTTATGCTAACCTTCAATATCAATCAGCCAACACACAACCAGAATTAGAAATTTTTACCGCTGGACATCCTTGGCAAGCGATGGATGCAAAACTTGAAGTAAGGGGTGATAATAATCTTTTAGAGGAAAACTATAGAGATGTTACAATATCCCGTACCAATTCTACAACATTTACGGTTACAGAAACCTTGCATGGATTAGCAGAGAATGATGTTGTTCAGATTTCGGGATTTCCTGGGGGAATATCTACTGATTATTGGGATGGAAAATATACAATTCAAACCACCCCCACTACAAATACTTATACAATAAATCTTTATCGTGGTGATCCTGGTGTTGGTATAACTGCTGATCCATATTATTATATTGTTCTTGATAGTACAAATGGTTCTGCTGATGCCGGTGATAATATTTTGATGGAAGCCTCGGAGGACAATGCTTTATTAGTCGCAGAAGCTTCTGTTGAATATCTTAAAGTAGAAACCGTATCGTTTGCAAATGTTTGGTTATCAAATATCTCAAATTGGGATTCTCCTTTTAATAGTTCGTTCCTCATGGAAGTCGCAACCGATCCTTCCTCTGCAAATGATGAAAAGATTTTGCTTGAGCCGGGCGGATCATTTCTCTATCCAACATTACAATTTCCGGAAGCTGAGACAGGTACTACATCTATTGATATGAGCTTCAATAGTGATCTCCTTCTTGAAGATTATACAACTGGTGATTTGGGAATGGAAAGTTCTGGATATCTTCTTGATGAACAATCGGGAAGCATGGGAACAGGGCCAGTAAGGTACATTTCACTTGAAGAAGATACTCAGGGTTATGGACATCAATATGAAAGTATCCCATTCTTAAGTACTCATGTAACATTTTCTCTTCTTGATTCCATGCGACAGGGATTCTTGACTGAAGATGGTCTTGATAATTTGGTATGTGAGGATGCTGATTCAGATGCAGGAGTGCAAGCAAGTAGATTAATTACTGAACGTTTTGGAATTACAGATGGAGCATTTACTCCTACTTATCAGTATATTGATAATTTTTCTACTTCAATTACTTCTCCACTGTTTAATAAAGAAATAGAATTCACTCTTCTCGATTCAATAAGAGGAGGTTTTCAAACAGAAGATGGACTTGATTTTATTGCTGGAGAAGGAGAAGAAGTACTGTCCACAAAATTGATTTCTGAACAGCCACCGTTTGAAAAAACACCAGTTATAATACATGATCATCTAATTTCTCCATCAGGTCGATTAATAATGGAAGATATGCAAGCAACATTGCTTGCATTTGAAGATAGCGATGTAACTATTAAATCTTATATACTTGAAGAAGGAAAATTCGCACATAAGATGATAATGACAGATGTTGATATGGGAGAGACACAATTCAATCTTGTTGATACTACTGGTTGGCATCTAATGATAGAAAATGGAGTAGAACATCTAACTCATGAAGACGGATCTCGCGCTCTTACTGAAGAAGGTCATGTAAAGTGGAAAAGTACATTTGTGAAACGAAATTATAATTTGTTCGAATCAACCGGATATCATATATTAATGGAAGATGGAGTAGAACACTTAACTTACGAAGATGGAACACGATTAGTTATAAATGACATTGAAGTTCAAATATCACTTGCCGAGAAAAACATTATTTTAAGTGGTGCACTAACTTGGGATGCAAACAATCACGGCCGTGATATTATTGCAAACTCTGATCCAGATTCAAAGATTGTTACATCCACTTTTGGTTTGCAACCCTTTAGACCACATTTCACTTCACAATGGCTTTCGACCTACACAGGAATGTTTGTTGAAGATAAATTCACAAAGGAAGACGATACTGGTGTAATACTTCTGGAACGTCCTTTTGGGAATAGGAATTATTTAATGCAAGAAGATTATCCTGCTATACTTGAGGACATAATGAACCCATTGAAAGATGAGGGTGTAGATTTTACTCCTAGTTCATTTTGGACAGTTCTTCCGGCATATCAGCATACTAAAGTACTTGAACGTTTCACTGGTAAAATTACATTTGCAGATGAAGGAACTACTGGAAGTGGATCTGATACTCTATTTACTACAGAACTTAGAGTGGGAGATGAATTTCAAACTGCAGATGAAAATATTATAACTGAAGATTCGGGTGGAGGTATAACACTTGAAACTAATGAAAGAATACAACATGAAGACATTACCATTTCTGGTGTTCAAAATGTGGGACTTTCTACAGAAGAATGGGAACTTGTGCCTTCTGTGGATTTTCGTTGGTTGATGAATAACGAAGATTCTGATGAGGAGACGCACGATACACATCCCGGCGTGATAGGAACATATTTCAGTTGGAATAGTGGTTTTTATTTTGTAACCGGAGAATCTAATATTGATTTGAGGGTTAGTTTTCAAGAGAGTGGAGTAGATACCGGTATCATAGAACGAGAAATACCAGAATGGGAAAACAACAATATGCTTTGGGAAGATTTCTCAAAACAATTAATTACGGAGCCTCAAGCCTTTATTGTAGGTGCCATTGCTAATGACACTTCTTTAACCGTAACTAGAAAACATTTGGGTGGAGTAAATGATTCGATATACCAAATGTAAATTAAAAAAAGATATAAATATAACAATAAGGAAAATCATTGACTTTTAAACTTATAATACAACTAGACCTTGGAGGAACAATAAAATGCCTGCTATAGTAACCAATAAATTCAGAATCCATAATGCTAAACAGTTCGTAGAGGCTTTCGATGAGATATCCTCTACTTCTGGAGCTGCGATTACTGATGCGAGTGGATTACTTAATACTAATATGTACTTATTTATTGGTAAAGTAACTGCTTGGACGGATGATACGGCCCCGGACACCCCAACTGATTCCGTTTCTAATACTGTCTACAATCATTGGAGAGACATGATTGCAGCTAAGAAAATCGGAGTTACGGATGTAAGTCACGTATGTCCAAGATATAATTGGACGACATCTACAAATTATTTTGCATATAATCATGCAAACAATTCATTATTTGATCAAACGTTTTATGTAATGACAGAAGATTACAACGTTTATAAGTGTCTCTCAAATAATAATACAGACGGCGCTTCTACTGTGAAGCCTACTGGTACAGGAACATCTATTGTTGCTACCGGTGATGGATATAAGTGGAAATACATGTATCAAATTTCGGCAGCAAGAGCTCTTAAGTTTGTAACACCTAGTTACATGCCTACTCAACGTGTAAGAAAATCAAATGGTGCTATTGCAAATACAACTGATTCATCTTTTCAGTATGATGTTGAAATTGCAGCAAATACTTCAGGTAATGGTGCAATTGAAGTAGGACACGTAACAGCTGGTGGTACAGGCTATCTATTTGAAACAGGAGTAGTACAATCTGGTACGTTCTCAACAACTACAGCTAAAATTGTAGGTACTGGATTGGCCACTAGTACTCTTGTTGGAAGTGATATTTACTTTACTTCTGAAACGGGATCTAGTGGGGTCACAGGTAAGGGTGGAACAATTTCAGTTTACGATGCTTCAACTGATCTTGTAACTTGGACTCCTGCTCTTGCGAGTGCCAATGTACCCGTAGCTGGAGATGGATATTCTATTGGTCCTAAAGTTGCTATTACAGGTGATGGACAAGGAGCAAATGTTCGTGCCACAAATACTGCTTCAGGTGTTGTTGGTGATATCGTATCGGTTGCAGGAGGAAATAATTATGGTAATGCAGTAGCAACCATAACCGCAAATTCTTCACATGGTAGTTCTGCTGCTGTTACTCCCATTATCGGACCAAGAGGTGGTCATGGTGATGATGCAGTTGAAGAACTTGGTGGTTTTTTTGTAATGGTCAATAGTCGATTGGAGTACGGCGAATCTGGAAACTTTACCACAAACAATGATTTCCGTAAAATTGGATTGATATCACAACCATTGTATGCCAATGGTGATATTGCAACAGCATCAAGTGTTGATCAATGTGTAACTGTAACATTGCAATCTTGGAATAGTACAGCTTTTGCAGAAGATGCGACATTAACAGGAGCTCTTTCTGGAGCAACTGGTAAGATTGTTGACTTCAAGAGTAATACTACTATTAGATTGGTAGATGTTACAATGGGATCAAATACTACTGTCGGATATGACAGTATCGCTGGATCTTTCCAAGCAAACGAAACTATTACTGCAGGTAGTGCATCAGCAAATTCTAGTGCAGTTGTAGGTGGTGATCTCCAAAAATTTTCTGGAGATGTTCTTTATATTGAAAATCGTTCACCTGTAACAAGGGCAGATGATCAGATTGAAGATGTGAAGCTTATCATAGAATTTTGAGTGATTACAGAGTTCTATTTTATTATAAAATGAACCATTACAAAAAATATAAAGTAATACTAATTTAGGAATTATATATGCCACTTTCGACAAATTTCAATGTTACGCCGTACTATGATGACTATGATGAATCTAAAGAATATTATCGTATTCTTTTTAGACCCGGGTATGCAGTTCAGGCAAGAGAAGTAACACAATTACAGACCGTACTTCAAAAACAAATTGAAAGATACGGGCAACACATGTTTAAGGATGGTAGCCGAGTTATAGGCGGAGAATTAACTTTAGATACTGAAGTTAATTCTCTTAAACTGGAAACTCAAAAAGACGCAGTTAATATTAATACTGCTTCCTTCGTTGCAACGATTGTTATTGGTGGAACTTCTAATGCAAGAGCAAAAGTTGTGGCTTCGCAGGCAGCTACTTCTACTACTCAACCTACGTTAATGTTTCATTATTTATCGGCGGATACATTTACAGACGGAGAAACAATTACGGTAGAAGGTGGCGCCATTACCGCGAATACTGTTAGTGTGACCGGAGCTTCCGGTATCGCAAATGCAGTTGCGAATGGTTCAGTTATTAGTATAGATTCTGGTGTATTTTTTGTTGGAGGATTCTTTTGTTTCAATAATGCAAATACCATAGTTTTTGAGGCATATTCTAAAACTCCAACTGGTCGAGTTGGATTAACAATCACAGAATCAACAAAATCGAGTGATGATGATCCTACGTTACTTGATCCAGCTTCAGGCGCATATAACTATGCCGCGCCAGGATCTAACAGGTATAAAATTAGTTTAGTATTAACAACTAAAGCAACTACATCAACTGATCCTGTTACCGCCCTTGCTTCTGAAAATTTCATTCAACTGTTAAAAGTAATCGCGGGCAAAAAACAAGAAGAAGTCAAATATCCAACATACGGTGAATTTGGGAAAACTCTCGCGAGACGGACATATGATGAATCCGGTGATTATACTATTACTCCATTCAATTTAGATCTCAAAGCACATAGAGGAATATCTGGGACAACGGCCAACGCTGGTGTTTCAGGTACTACAGTATATGGAAATAATACTCTATTTTTGACAGAGGTAGATGTGGGAGATTATATTTCTCTTGGATCTAATGTTACTACATCTCAGATTACTGCTATTGCAAATAATACAAGATTAACAATACAGACAAACCTTTCTACTGAATTAGAGGGGGGTCTGATTTATAATGAATCTGAAATTTCTACTGGTATGGATGTTGGTAAGGCATATGTAAAAGGATTTGAATATGAAAGTATTGCAACACAATATCTTGATGTAGATAAAGGAAGAGATACAGAAGCTATTGTCGATTATTCTATTAGTACAGAATTAGGAAATTATCTTGTAGTTGATACAGTTAAAAGTTTGATTGATATTGGTTCATCTCAAATAGTCCATCTCCATTCAGTTCCATATGCATCAATTAATGTAACAAATAATACTGTATATCAAGCAACACAAGTAGGTACAGCAAGAATTCGAAGTATGGATTTTGACGCGAGTTCTGGAAATACTGCATACGCGGACACAAACCACTCCAATTACAGAGTATATCTGTGGGATGTTGATACTTCAAATAATAATACAGGAACGGTTGAACAACCAAGTGCGAATTCCAGAATTGTTCAATTAGATAAGGATACTTCTTCTTATGTAAATGATGCATATACTGGTGCAAGTATTACAGTTAATACAACAAGTGGTATTGATGTTACTAGTGATGTTAGAATTATAGATGATTATTATTCTGAAGCAAATTTTATTGAAGGGGAGTCAGTTTCTACATCAGCGAATGTCGCGGGTGGGGGTGATGTAATTCTTTTGGAAGATGCCACGGGAGTTGCTGGTGAAAAAGTATTATTTCAGGATTCAGGAAATTTTGTTGTAGCCAATTCCGTATTGACTCAAGCATCTCTCGCCAATACTACATACGAAATCGATTATAAAATCAAAGATGTAGAAAATATGTCAGTTGCTGCATTGAGCGTCTCACCTGCTACAGTCGCTACTATCAATTCATATGCTGATGTCTCAGACGCCGGAAAATTTAATAGTTCTACTTCTGGTAATACAGTTCTAAAAAATACAAATCTAAACACCTTAGTTTATCCTTTACCCCAAAGCCCAATCGAAGCAACGGCGGCAACAGGAAATACTATCAGTTATACATTTAAAAAGGTAGAAAAATCCCTTACATCTGATTCAGGTGGTAAATTAACTATTACATTACCCAATCCAAAATATCGATTTATGCCTGCAGCAGGAACCCTTTCTGCAGACAATGCGAGAGAAAATTTTATTGTAGTTGTTAAAACACCCAATTCGGCACAGACATTAGTAAATGCTGTTGCATCGGCCGTTTCTGGTGGTAGTACTGGTACTAATTCATCGTATAGAGTAGTACAAACAGGAGATTATTTAGATCTTGGTGCTGTTAATGATGCCGGAACAAAAATTAGGCCGGTGGTAATTAGTTCTTCTGATCCTACTAGAACCTCAGTAGACATATATTGTAATACTCA